CTACTCGAAAAAATCAAAACACAACACATTGAAAGAACTAAGGCTATAAGTAATTTACGTGCTGTGATTTATTCACTACATCAAAAAGGAAACATTAATTACGTTCCTCCTGAAGTTGTCGTTTTCGATGCTGAAAACTTAACTCGTCTGGTTGATAAGATTGGACTAGCTGATAGTGAACTTATGCGCACGATTAGTGAATATAATAATTGGTGTCATGAAGCAGGTGAAAAACCAGTCAAGCTGATTGAAATAGAATAATAAATAAGAGGTCGCTATTTGGCGATCTTTTTTATTGGAGAACACTATGCCAGATAACACTATTCAATTAAAAGTCTCAGTAGATACCTCAGACCTAGATAAGCTAGAAGAACAACTCACTCGCATTAAACAACTAATGGAAGATGTAGGTATGAATCCTAAATCAATCCCTCAATTTTCCTATCCGCACGCTGGTAAGTTTTTTATTAAAGATGCCCTTATTAATTCGGCTGTGTTTAATGGTGTGCTTGTTAGTAATAAGTTAGAGCAGGACATCAAGGCTCAATTGATTGATCTCCGCATGAAAGCCAATCAACAAGATGTTGCTATAGCTGAACTCATTAGATTAAGACATGCAGATCAACAGGCATGGTCTGATGCTATTAATCGAACATGGTGCAGTCAGAGATAAAAAATGAAAAAACGCAATGTCTATGGTGGTCGATGGGCAAAGGTGAGGTTAGCTTTTCTTAATGAGAACCCGCTCTGTGTTATGTGTCAAGAGCAAGGTCGTATTACTGCAGCTACTGTCGTTGACCACATTATTCCGCATCGACTTAGAGATGCAATTCAATCTGGTGATAAGGCGCTCATCACAAAAGCACAAACCTTATTCTGGGATAAGAAGAACTTTCAAAGCTTATGTGACCCTCACCACAACTCAACAAAACAACGAATGGAAAAGAGTGGCAAGGTTGTCGGTTGTAATGCTGATGGCATTCCTCTTGATCCTAATTCTCACTGGAACAAATAAAGTAATATCAATTGTAATTATAACGGTAGGGGCGGGTAAAAAGTTCAAATCTTTTTGCTTTGATTACCTAGCCCCGTCATTTGTGTGCACAACCGCGAAATGAAAAGTTTTTTTCTGGGAGGTTCCGATGGCAGGAAGACGCCCGAAACCGACCCACTTGAAGGTGGTCACCGGTAATCCGGGAAAACGAAAACTTAACGATAAAGAACCCCAACCTAAACGTGAAATACCAAGCCCACCTGAACATTTAACTGATTGGGGGAAAATGGCGTGGGCTAAATTAACCTTATTGCTCGATGGTATGGGTGTTTTAACCGTGGCCGACACACTGGCATTAGAACGGCTGTGTGATATTTATGCCGATATTCTTCAGTTGCGAGACACCATTGCTATTGAAGGTCGGACATATACAACAAAAACCCAATTAGGGGATTTTTTAATTAAAGCGAATCCCGCAGTAGCCATGCTGGCTGATGCGGATCGACGTTTCAAAAGTTATTTAGTCGAGTTTGGTTTAACACCAGCATCTCGCTCAAAGGTGAAAGTAGATGGTGGAGAAGAAGAGGAAGACCCACTCAACCAATACTTCGGTTGATCCTGCAACTCAATATGCTCAAGACGTTAATAGTGGAAAGGTGTTAGCCGGTCCCGATATCAGAAATTCCTGTGCAAGACACCTCAAAGATTTAAATGAAGCTAAAAAACGCGGTTTAGTATGGGATGTTGATGCTGTACAGCGCGCCATTGGATTCTTTGCAAAGGTGTTAAAGCTTAATGGTGGTGAGCATGAAGGGAAGCCATTTATCCTATTGCCTTGGCAATGTTTTGTTATTGGCTCCATCTTTGGGTGGAAAATGGAAGATGGTACACGTCGATTTCGTATGGTGTATGTTGAATCAGGTAAAGGATCAGGCAAGTCACCATTAGCTGGTGGGGTTGGTCTTTATTGTTTAGTTGCTGATGGTGAGCCTCGTGCTGAAGTTTATGCTGCAGCAACAAAAAAAGATCAGGCCATGATTCTATTTCGTGATGCGGTAGCAATGGTTGATCAGTCACCAGCGCTTAGTCAGCGTATTACTAAATCAGGCGGTGCAGGTAAAGAGTGGAATTTGGCTTTTTTAAAGACAGGTTCATTCTTTAGACCAATTAGTTCTGATGATGGGCAATCAGGCCCTCGACCACACTGCGCCCTTATCGACGAAATTCATGAGCATCGAAATAACACTGCTGTTGAAATGATGCGTGCCGGTACAAAAGGTAGGCGACAGGCACTGATATTCATGATCACAAACAGTGGTCATGATAAAACCAGTGTGTGTTATGACTATCATGAATACGGACGAAAAGTCGCCGAAGGCACTATTGAAGATGATAGTTTCTTTTCTTATATCTGTTCTCTTGATGAAGGCGATGACCCATTTAAAGATGAATCATGTTGGGGTAAGGCAAATCCTTCTCTAGGTTATACCTTCACGGATCGCTATTTACGAGAACAAGTCACACAAGCCCAAGGCATGCCAGCAAAAGAAAGCATTGTTCGTCGTCTTAACTTTTGCCAGTGGGTGGATGCTGATAATCCATGGATTAATGGTGACACATGGATGAATCGAGAGAAGCTCTTTACTTTGGAAGATCTACAGGGTGAGGAATGTTACGGTGGATTAGACTTATCAGGAACACGAGATTTAACTGCACTAGCGCTTTATTTTCCTCGCATCAAACACCTATATGTTGAATTTTGGACACCCAAAGAAACTTTGTTAGAAAGAGCTAAAACTGACAGGGTTCCTTATGATACTTGGGTTAGGCAAGGCTTTATTCATACAACACCGGGTAAAGCCGTTAAATATGAATTTGTTGCAGAGCGTCTATCTGAAATAACTCATTACGTGAATTTACTTGCAATTGGGTTTGATCAATATCGTATTAAATATCTCGAGCCTGAATTAGACGAAGCCTCAGTAACGGTACCTCTTATTCCTCATGGGCAGGGATATTATAAAGCTAAGGATTCAGGGTTATGGATGCCTCACTCAATCGAATTATTTGAGGGTCTCATAGATGATGAAGAAATCGTTATTCATGCTAACCCTTGCTTGAGGTGGAATGCCGCTTCTGCCGTATTAGAGGCAGATCAAAAAGAAAATCGTATTTTTGCTAAAAAGAAAAGTACCGGTCGAATTGATGGTGTTGTTGCATCAGCCATGGCAATTGGTACTGCTGAAGGTAAGGTTGATGATGATGGCAACCTTGATGATTTTTTCTCTAACCCTCTGAGTATGTGATGACAGATAAACAATATTCAATAGACTTACGCACTAATCATGGTTGGTTTGCGCGTCTGGCTTCTTTCTTTGTTGGCGGAAGACTCGTAACACCCGAACAAGGTTCACAATCAGGCGTTATTTCTGCACAAGGAACACTTGGTGATTCCTCTGTAAATGATGAGAGAATATTACAAATATCAACTGTTTGGCGTTGTGTTAGCTTGATTTCGACGTTAACTGCCTGCTTGCCATTGGATGTTTTTGAAACGGATGAGCAAGGAAATAGAAGCAAAGTTGATTTAAGTAACCCATTGGCTCGATTACTACGATATTCACCTAATCAATATATGACCGCTCAGGAATTTAGAGAGGCAATGACCATGCAGCTTTGCTTTTATGGTAATGCTTACGCACTGGTTGAGCGAAATAAATTTGGTGACGTGATTAGTTTGCTTCCTCTGTTGTCTGCCAATATGGATGTCCGCATGGAGGGGAAACGTGTTATTTATAGATATCAGAGAGATCATGAATTTGCTAAATTTAAACAACAGGAAATTTTTCACTTAAAAGGGTTTGGTTTTAATGGGTTGGTAGGGTTGTCACCCATTGCTTATGCATGTAAGACCGCAAGTACGGCTGTTGCGATGGAAGATCAACAGCGTGAATTTTATGCTAATGGGGCGAAGTCCCCTAAAATCCTGACAACGGGTGATAAGGTATTAAATAAAGAGCAGCGTAGCCAACTTGAAGAGAATTTCAAAGAAATCGCAGGTGGTCCCGTTAAAAAAAGATTGTGGATATTGGAGGGAGGGCTTAAGGCCGAAGATATTGGCGTTAGCCCTCAAGACGCAGAAACAATGGCATCGCGTAAGTTTCAGGTCAGTGAGTTAGCTCGTTTCTTTGGTGTCCCCCCACATTTAGTCGGTGATGTTGAAAAGTCAACGAGTTGGGGAACTGGCATTGAACAGCAAAACTTAGGGTTTCTTCAATATACCTTACAACCCTATATCTCTCGATGGGAAAATTGTGTTTCAAGATGGCTTTTAAAACCGAGTGATATTGGTAAATACCATGCAGAGCACAATCTTGATGGTCTATTGAGAGGGGATTCTGCTTCTCGTGCGACCTTCATGAAAGCGATGGGAGAATCAGGCCTAAGAACTATTAATGAAATGAGACGACTCGATAACTACCCGCCACTTGAAGGAGGGGATGTTGCATATCGGCAAGCGCAATATTTACCAATAAATCAACTTAGCAAAGAGCCTCACGAAAGTGGGGCTTAATTATTTATGGGGGCAAAATGTCCGACATTAAAAAAACACTCGCCTTTGATGATGCAGAGATTAAATTCACCGGTGATGGAACCCAAGGCATTTTTGAAGGGTATGCATCTGTATTCAGCAATACCGATTCAGATGGAGACATTATTTTGCCTGGTGCTTTTAAGGGAGTTTTAGCAAATCAGAAACGCAAAGTAGCCATGTTCTATAACCATCGTGCATGGGAGTTACCAGTAGGTAAATGGGAACACATGGAAGAGGACTCAAAAGGATTGCTTGTTCGAGGGCAACTGACACCTGGTCATAGTGGCGCTCAAGATTTAAAAGCAGCAATGAAACACGGTACCGTGGAGGGTATGTCAGTTGGTTTTGGTTGTGTTCGTGAGGATTTTGATGTGACTTCCTCTGGGCGTATTTTTAAAAATATTTCTATACTGCGGGAAATCAGTATTTGTACTTTCCCTGCAAATGAACAGGCTCAAGTTTCGTCACTAAAAAGCGTCGATGGCCTATCCACTATTCGTGATATTGAAGATTGGCTGAGAGAGTCAGTAGGTCTATCAAAATCAGAAGCGATTGGCTTCATCTCTCGCTTCAAATCAGCTATTCGGAGTGAGTCCGATGGCACTCAAAAATCTCAAGTAGATTCCATTATTAACCAAATTAATTCATTTAATCTGAAAGGATAAATTATGTCTGATTTAACCCAAATTCAAAAAGCTATCGAAGACTCACAAACTAAAGTTAAAGAGTTATTTGATGAGCAGAAAAAGCAAATTGAAGAAACGGGAACCATTTCAAAGCAATTACAGGCTGATTTAACAACCGTACAAGAAGAACTAAAAAAAGCGGGTGAACGCCTGTTTGATTTAGAGCAAAAAGGCGCGACAAGTGCTGATGACCCAAATGCTAAAAAGGATTTCTCAGAGCGTGCGTCAGAAGAGCTTATTAAGTCGTGGAATGGTAGTGCAGGGTCTTATGAAGTGAAAACATTCAATAAGTCACTGGGCAGTGATGTAGGTTCAGCGGGGGCGTTAATCCAACCGATGCAAGTGCCAGGCATTGTCATGCCAGGTATGCGACGTCTCGTTGTTCGTGATTTATTATCGCAAGGTCGTATTTCCAGCAATTCACTAGAATATGTGCGCGAAAAGCTATTTACTAATAACGCTGCTCCTGTGAAAGAAAAGGCTCAAAAGCCTGAATCTGACCTGACTTTTGAAAAGCAAACTACTAACGTGATCACTATTGCGCACTGGATCCAAGCGTCACGCCAAGTTATGGACGATGCGGCGCAACTGCAATCTTACCTGAACACACGTTTATTATACGGTTTAGCATTAGTTGAAGAAAATCAAATGCTTAATGGTGACGGTTCAGCTGATAATCTGACAGGTATTAACCAAGTTGCAACTGCGTACGACATCACGTTAAATGCCTCTGGGGACACGCAAGCTGACTTGATCGCCCACGCTATTTATCAGGTAACAGAATCTGAGTTTAGTGCATCAGGAATTATTTTAAACCCGCGTGACTGGCATGCCATTGCACTAATGAAAGATAAAGAAGGGCGTTATCTTTTTGGTGGTCCTCAAGCATTTACTTCAAATATCATGTGGGGATTACCAGTTGTACCAACAAAAGCACAAGCACAGGGTGAGTTTACTGTTGGTGCATTCGATTTAGCTTCCCAAGTTTGGGATCGTATGGATGCAACCATTGAAGTGAGTCGTGAAGATCGCGATAACTTTGTGAAAAATATGCTGACTATCTTATGTGAAGAGCGTCTAGCGTTAGCACACTATCGCCCACAGGCACTTATCAAAGGCTCTTTTGCAACAGCGGAAGGTAAGTCAACAAAATAAATAACAGGTAGGGGGAGGTAACTTCCCCTAATATTGCTTATGGATATCTTAGATGTAGTCTCACTTCCATTGTTAAAACAACATATTGAGTATGACGATAATGATCGCGATGAACAAATTACATTTTATGCTCAATGTGCCCTCGATTATTGTTTGAGATGGTGTGATGAGCCAGCATGGAAATCACCTGAAGATATTCCTCATCCAGTTAAGTCGGCTATGCTCTTAGTACTTGGAGATATGTTTGAACATAGAACCAGTCAAAGTGAAATTCAATTATATGAAAATAAAGCGGCAGAACGGTTATTATTTCAATATCGGAATTGGCGAGGTACTGAATGAATCCTGGTCGATTACGTCATAATATAAAAATACAGAAATCAACATTAGCACCCGGCGCCATTAGCGGTAATGAAGTGATCTGGGAAGATTTCTTACCTAAGGTACGCGCGTCTATTGCACCTTATCAAGGGCGTGAATACTTTCAGGCACAGCAAGTCCAAAGCGAAGCCAGTACACGTATTGTGATCCGTTACGTATCAGGAATAAATACATCAATGCGTATCGTTTATGGTGAAAGGATATTCAATATCATCTCAATTATTGATCCAAAAGAACAACACAGAGAACTACAACTGATGTGTAAAGAAGGAGTCAATGATGGGTGAAATTAAAATCAGTGGATTGCCTGAAATACAGCGAAAAATGCAAGACGTTGCTCGAAAAGTTAGAAACCGTAGCGCACGCAAGGCAATGAATGCAGGGGCATCTACTTTGAAGAAGGAAATCAAGAACCGTGTTCCCATTTTAAAAGAAGAGGTTCCTCATCGGCGCAAAGGGACGATTAAACGTAATATTCGTTCCAAAACAAAAGTACGGCGTAATGGACAAACCAAAACCCGTATTTGGATAAAGTCTTTGCCGGGCAAAAAAATCACTGCATTCAAACAAGCGACAGGGAAAAACGCTGCATTGAACCCAAATGATCCCTTTTATTGGTGGTTTGTTGAGTTTGGTACTTCAAAAATGCCGGCTCAACCTTTTATGAGGCCGGGTTTTGAGGCTAAAAAAGAAACTACCGCAAAAGTGATTGTTCAAACGTTAAAAGAGGAAATTGAGAAAACAAGGTAACAATATGATTTATCAATTAAAGGAAGCTCTTTCACCACTCGTCGATGGAAGGGTTTTTTTTCAGGTATTGCCTGAGAGTAAATTGGTTTACCCCACTATTGTGATCCAATTTTCCAGTATCACACCAAATAATGCGCTTGCTGAGATGGATTTAGATGATTATCGCGTCCAGCTCGATGTGTACGATCCAAACCCGCAAAACCTAACAACAATGCGTAAGAAAATAAACTCAGTTATGGTTGAAAGCATTCCTTTTTCTCAGCGCATTAACACCTTTTTCGGATATGAACCAGATGTCAAATTACATCGGCTCATTTTGGAATTTATTATCTCATCAGATAAATAGGATATTAATATGGCAAAGCCAAAAAATCATAAAGCAACCCCATTCCTTGGCACAAAGCTATTTGTTCAAACAGGGTTGGGTGAAGAGGTGAGCATTACTGCTGCGACACTCTCTCCTGCCACACTCACAATTGAAGGGAGTAAATTAAAAGCTGACGACATGATTGTGTTATCAGGTTTAGGTGAACTCGATGGACGTTTTCCTGTCGCCAGTGTTGAAGGTGATAAGGTGACGTTGTGTGATGAAGTGGATTGGAGCGAGAAAACATTACCCACCGATTTCACCGAAGCAAAAGCACAACGAATTCAATGGTCAAATAATTTCTGTGCCGTAAAAAGCTTTAGTAAAGATGGCTCAACCACTGAACAAATAGATGTGACAACAATTTGTAGTGACGGAAAAGAATATGAGTCTGGGGACACTGAATACGGCTCAATTAAATTGACGTTCTTCTTGCAGTATAGCTCTAGTGCTGTTCAGCGACTATTGCGTAAATACGAGAATAGCAAAGAAAAATTTGCTGTAAAAATGGTGCTCACTCGCGATGAGGGCACCATGTTCTACTTCGGTTCGATCGAGACAGGGATGAATATCGAGGGGAGCGTTGGACAAATGATGGATTCAGGTGTGTCAATTAAGTTATCTGGTCGTGACTATCTAAACGTCCCTTTACCTTCTGTACAAAAAACTAACCTTAGCAAAACGAAATAAGGGCCATTATGTCAAATGCATTATTACGTGAATTAGTATTAAATCAAGCACTTAAAATCACTCCTTTTACCTATCTAGACAATACCTTCTATGTTAAAGAGCTGGATGTTGGCACAATGAATTACATTCAGCGAAAATTACGTCAAATAAAAATGAAGCTTGCAGAAGAACAAGATATTTATTTAGACGAAGAAGATAGTGATCAATTCAATGAAGCAATGAACCGTGTTTATGACGAGTTTGATGTGGCACGTATGCTCGCCTTTAAACTCTGTGATGAAAAAGGGGAGTTACTCTTTGATGCTGAAAATGAAGAAGATCTAAGAGGGCTTAACCGACTAGGTCAAGGGTTCTCTAATGCTGTTTTTAATGCGGAGGGAGGTAACGGAAAAAACTCACAGACCGACGACAATTCCAAATAATATTGTCGTTGGCATTAGGTAAAACCCTTTCAGAAATAGAACAAATGCCAGAAAGCCACTTATGTGAATACGAGGCCTTTTATCGCAAACAGCCTTTTGGTTTATGGCGAGAAGATTACCGAATGGCGCAAGTGGCCCATCTTTTAGCAACTGCAAATTGCGATCCGAAATCTACCCCACCTCAATTAATTGACTTCATGCCGATGTGGAAGAAAAAGCCCACAGAAGCTGAAGAGTGGGATAGTGTTACTCAGAATGTTTTAGCTCATCGTTAGCCCCTTAGTGGGGCTTTTATTTTATTGTTTTAAGGAGTTTCTATGGCTGGTGCATTGGGAACATTAAATATTGATTTAACGCTGAACACGGCTAGTTTCACCAATGCAATCAACCGTAGTCAGCATCAAACAGAACGGTTTAATCAAAGTGTTCGTTTGAGTTTGCAATCTATTACTGTTCAACAAGAGCGAATGGCGTCACAGACAGCCAAATCCGCTATGTCATTTGCTAACTTTGCTAAAGTAGTGACAGGTGCGCTTTCTATTAATCAGGTGATCAATTACGCCGACAGTTGGACCGATCTGCAAAATAGGATGAAATTAGTTACAAACAGCACTGAAGCATTAAACAAAGCAACCAATGATGTCTACACCATTGCCCAAAAAACCTACCAATCGCTCGACGCAACAGCTCAGGTTTATCAGCGTTTTTCAGATAATGCAGAACGCTTAGGTATTAATCAGCAAAAAGTCGCTGAGTTGACTGAAACAGTATCTAAAGCTGTCTCTCTTTCAGGAACGAGTGCAGCTGCTGCAGCGACAGGTTTAACACAATTTGGTCAAGCTTTAGCAGCAGGTCAATTGCGCGGACAAGATTTAAACTCTGTTATTGAGCAAATCCCCGGTTTAGCCCAAGCCATTGCAGAGGGAATGGGGATCAGTATGGGGGAATTAAAACAAAGAGCGCAAGACGGTGAAACCTCGATAGATAAAATTATTGAATCATTAGAACGAGTGAAAGCCTCTGTTGATCAAAAATTTGCTACTAGTGTTACTACTGTTAGCCAATCCTTCACTAATTTACAGTCTGCAATGACGAAGTTTGTTGGTGAGGCAAACCAAAGCACTGGCGCAACTCAACTATTAAATACTGGCTTATCTGTATTATCTAATAATTTTTCTGAAGTAATGAAAGTAGTAGAAGCATTAGCGGTTACGGCTATTGTGATAAAAATAACAAAATGGACTCAAGCTACTTATGCACAAACCACAGCAACAAAATTAAAAGTCCAACAAGACCTGATTGCAGCTAAAGCGACGCAAGCAAAAATGACTGCAGAGTTAGAATTGGCTCGTGTTGAAATGCGCTCTTTGCAAGCGCAACTTCAGTTAGCTCAGACAGAAGCTCAGCGTAGTAGTATTAGAATGCGAATGAAAGCGCAATCTTCAATTATTGTGTCGGCCACAAATGCAGAAACGCTAGCGACACAACGATTGAACGCAGCACAAAGAGCTAGTTCAACATTAGGTCGGGGATTTGGGGGAGCACTTGCTTTTCTTGGTGGGCCATTAGGGATCGCGACGGGCTTATTGACTGCAGGTGCAATGGCTTATTATGAATGGCAACAACAAGCAGAGCAATCAAGACAAAAGGCTCTTGAGTATGCCGAATCATTAGATGTTGCAACAGAGTCATTAAATAAACTTAGTGATGCGGAGCGTCAGGCGTCAATAGGTAAATTATTTGATAGTTTTGACGCTCAAATTGAAAAAATAGAAGAACTAAAGAAAAAACAAGAGGAGTTAAAAAGATTATCGGATTTCGGAGGGGCCAATAAGGGGATATCTTTTTATTATACTGGAGATTATGAGGCGTTTTCAGCGGAGGTAGTGAAAGCTAGAAAAGATGAAATTCAGGTAACTGCTGATCTTGAAGAAAAAAATAGAGAATTAGAAGCTATACGTAAAAAAATGGCATTATTGCTTGATGCTGAAGTTCAAAAAAACGGGATGGTTTCGAACGCGTATGCGCTTTATGCAGGTCGAATTTATGATGCATCTGTTAAATCTGATGAACTAATTGGTAAGCTTCATCTACAAGGTTCTGCTTTTGATAATTTAGCGCAATCTATTCGCTCTGCCGCTCAAGAACAACAACAGTTTTCAGCTAATTCTTTAATTATAGTATCTGCTGACGCTCAAAAATCAATAGATGCCTCTCTTCGAGCTATTGAGAAAGCCAAAGCTACTGGCGAAGCATTGGCTAAGCTTAATGCAGAGGATGTCCTCGCTAGCAGAAAAGTAACGCCTGATATGCAAGGTTATGATAAAGCGTTACAGGCTGAAATTGATGCTCAACTTGCTTTACAATCTAAAAAAATTAAGCCACCCAAAACACCCAAATCAAGCATTGATTATGCTAAGCAGTACACAAAAATCCTTTCTGATTTACAAGAAAAACAAGCCTCATTAATTGCAGATGGACAAAGTATTCAGTTGTATGGCACTACATCTTCATTTAATGAATATAATTCTGCACTTGCTGATATCAAAAAGAATAAAGAAAAATTCGATGCAATATTAAAGATTGATCCAAAAGCAATCGAAACTATTAAAGAGAAAGCTAAAGCCATTGATGATATGGCTCGCGCTAATTCTGTCGCGCAATTTGCTTATGATCGCGGTAAAGAAGTTGAGCAAATGCAGTTTGAAACCTCTCTAATAGGAAAATCAAGGGCGGAACAGGAACGATTAAATGCCTTGAGGCAGGTTGATTTGCTTTATCAACAAGCAAAAGTTGATTTAGGAGATAAAGAACTCGCAAACTTACAGAACAATGTCGAGCTTACAAAGCAAAAAATCGAGGCTGAATTACAAAAACGGGAGTTAATGAAATTAGATCCAGTAGAAGGACTAAATCAGGGGCTTTCAGATTTTGGTGATTCTGCCACCAATGTGATGGAAAACGTTAAAAATGTAACCGCTAATGCTCTGAATAATATGTCTGATTCTTTAGCTGATTTTGTTTTAACAGGTAAAGGTAGTTTTAAAGACTTTGCGAATGCTGTGATATCAGACATTACTCGAATGGTGATGAAAATGCTGGTTTTCAAAGCGATTGAAGCAGGAACCAGCTTTTTTATGGGGGGTGCTTCTGGCGGTAGTGATGCTGGTGGAGGACCAGGAGGGCTTTTTGCTTATGGCGGATATACAGGACATGGCGGAAAGTTTGAGCCAAAAGGTATTGTTCATGGTGGTGAGTTTGTCTTCACCAAAGAAGCAACTGCAAAATTAGGGATCGGTAATCTTTACCGATTGATGAATTCAACACAAGGTTACGCCTCTGGTGGTTTTGTTGGTTCATTAGCTGGAAAAATGCCATCATCTCCAGTCACAACATCATCCTCATCAGGAGTTAATATCACAGTAGTGAATCAAATTACTGTAACAGGTAATGGTGACTCGGTACTTGTTCAGGCCATGAAAGAAGCCGCACAACAAGGTACAGATGCTGGTGCACAAAAAGCGAGAGCAATGATATTGCAAGATTTTCAGAGTAATGGTACTGCACGTAGAACGTTAGGAGTATAGATGAATATTTTAGCATGGCCAGACGATGTATGCCCCATTAATGAGGATTGGCAATTACTCAGCAATAGTAAAACGTTCACTTCACCGTTTAATGGTAGCAGTCAGACTGTTCGTTTTCCGGGGAGCCGTTGGCGCTGTGAGTTAACGTTTAGTAATTTAAGCGAAGAAAAATCACGTAAATTAGAGGCGCTTGTTGCAACACTCGATGGTATGTCAGGAAGAGTGAAAATATCGAGCTGGATCAGAAAAGGGAAAGAAGGGTACGGCACTCCTAAAATTTCATCAGCGGGGCAGTCTGGTAGTGTTTTACAAACATCAGGCTGGAAGAGAAATATGCGCGTTTTACAGCAAGGTGATCGCCTCACGATAGGGAATGAATTGAAGATGGTTGTAGCCGATGTTGTAAGCGATAACGAAGGACGAGCTGTCATTTCAATTTCCCCCATGCTCAGAACTCCACCTGCATTGAACGAAGAGGTGATCATTAAAGCTCCTTTTGGGGTTTTTCGATTATCAGATAATGAGCAGGGGAAGTTTCAACACCGCCGACTAGGATACTCTAATGTTACTCTTTCTTTTGAGGAGGTACTGTATTAATGCAATATCATCCATTTTCTGACGGTATGGTAAAAGCAATCAATGAAGGCGCTTATATCGTGCTTGCTGCTCGGCTGGATTTGAAATCAGGTGTAACTTGTGCGCATACCGGTGTTGGTCAACTTGTTATCGCGGGAGAGACTTATTTAGGTGTTGGGAGTCTTGGTGAAATCAGCCAACTTAATGAAAACAAGACAACAAGCCCGCCTCAATTACAACTTAAACTAGCTGGGTTTGATAAGTCCTTAGTCGGTATGGTGATGAATGAACAAAGCCGAGGGAGGGAAGTGCGATTAATGATGGTGGCAATTGGAGAAGACGGTAAGCCACTATTAGCGGAAATATTGTTTGTCGGGCAGATCTCATCAATTAGTGTTGTTTCTGGTGAAGAGAACGCTGTTTGTGTTAATGTTTCTAATCGATTTGAACGATGGTCAATCGGTTTGCCTGACAGATTTACCGATGAATCATGGTCATCTCGAAGACAAGGTGATCGTATCTTTCGCTATGTAGCTCAAATGGCTGAGCGCGCTATTTATTGGGGGAGTAAGAAAGACGCACCTGCATTCATTTATAAGTAATATTTATTTTATTAATTAGGACAAAACATGGATCCATTCTTTATTGTGTACATCATTCTTTTAATAATCTCTATTGTGTTTTGGTTTTTCTTAAATAGAGCCAGTGTTAGAGCCGATAGAGTAGTGGAATTATTAGAAGCTATTGATAAAAAAAACCGCAGGCAAGTTGAATTACTAACGTCATTATTAGAATCAACTTCTATTACACTTAGCAATGAAGAAAAAGAAAAATTGGTCATTGATTACTTTCGTGAAGCACAAGTTATCGGAGATAATATTCTTTCAAGTGATGGTAAGTTAAATGAATCAATGATTATTAAATTTGCTAAATTTGGTAACAAATATATTGAAAGACAAAAATCAAAAGGTGATGACATTAGTGAGGCTATTGATTTATTTACTATGTTGAAAAATGAAAAATTTTCATTATTACCACCTAAAAATAAGAAGATAGCTAACGAATTATTTAAGCAAAATATAAATTTTTAATAGTATTTTATTTTTCTTACAAGCCCACTCCGGTGGGTTTTTGTTTTCTAAGGGGGGGGCTTAATGAAGCAACCAAACTGGACACTCCAGTTACCAGAAACCATAAGGGCGGCCATGAGTCGCCCTTTTTCATGGGGTGAATTTGATTGTTGTGTTTTTGCCTCTGAATGTATCAAGGCTCAATGCGGATTTTCTCCAATAAAACCCTTTCTTGGAAAATATAAAACCAAAGCCGAAGCTTTCAATCTTATCAAATCTAAATTTGGCTCACTTGATAGAGCAGTTTCCCGCCACTTTGAATCTATTTCTATTGATTCTGTACAGCGTGGGGATCTTGTCATGTTCAAAGGTGATGATGGTGACAGTATGGCCGTAGTATGGGCGGGTAATTATTGGGGCGTTACTTCTATTGGTGTTAGGCCGGTGCAAATTAACCCTATCAAAGCGTGGAGAGTAGAATAATGGGCGGTAGCGGTGGATTAATTACAAAAGTAGTTGGTGCTGGTTTGATGGTTGCGGGATTGTTCACTGGGGGAACAACTACCGCACTAGGTATCGCATTAATGTCGGCAGGTGTCGCTGTTCAAGTTGCCGGATCTTTAATATTCAAACCCAAAATTCCGTCAATGGATTATCGTGACACTAGCGAACGTAAGCAAATGTTACGCTCTCCCTCAGCTTCAGAAACCGTCATTATTGGTAAAACTATTGCATCAGGTTTGCTGTTTTTTGCAGAAGAAGAGGAAGGTGAACAGGACGAAAATGAAAAAATAACACTTGCGCTTGCTTTAGCTGGTCATCCTATCGATAGAATAGGGAAGATCTGGCTTGGTGATGATCTTGTTGGGACTTTTGGTGACAAAGCTTCATGGGAGTTACATAACGATAGAAAAGATGCTGATCCCTTTATGCTAAAAAACTGCCCATCATGGAAGGAGGATATGATTGGGCGGAGCATGGCTTGGTTACGTGTAACACTCAAGTTTGACCAAGAAAAATTCCCTTACGGCTTGCCCAATGTAAAATGTGAAATTTGGGGTAAAAAACTCTTTGACCCACGTACAGGGGAAACGAAATGGTCGAATAATGGCGCATTAGTTATTCTTGATTATTATAGAGATTATTTAAAGGTTCCTGATAGCGATATTGATTTTGAGAGTTTTAAACAGGCAGCCGATTTATGTGATGAAAGTGTCAGCAATGCTGATGGTGATTCAGAATTGAGGTATACATTAAATGGTGCTTATGATTTAAATGAAAGCCCATCCAGTGTATTGGAGGCAATGCATAAATGTATTAATGCGGAGCCTACATTTACAGCAGGAAAACACGGTATTCAAGTTGGTGCCTATTACGGCCCAGCATTGAAAACCATTACAGAATCACAACTCATTGATACCGTAACTTGCACCCCAGAAACGGGGCTAAAAGATGCCACTAATGCGGTGTATGGTACTTTTATTGATGCAGAGCAACTCTATACCAAGACAGATTTTACGCCTGTTATTGTCAATGAATGGATAGAAGAGGATGGTTTAGAAATAAGGGAAAACGTTGACTATCGCTTTGTTACCAGCCCTTATCAAGCTCAGCGATTAGCTCGACAATACTTGCGCAAAAAGAAAGCCGGTAGGCGTGTTCAGTTGACAATGAATTTAGATGGTTATGCGTATCGCCCTGGTGAAGTTGTTATATTAGATTTACCTTCTTTAAATATTAGTGGTCTTGAGTTTCGTATTGCAGAATGGACATTTCATGCTTTAGATGGTGTATCTTTAACACTTGAAGAAGATGGTGCTTATTTATATGAAGATGTGATTGGTAAACCTTTTGTTAGACCCCCATTCACTAAATTACCCACAGGTGGTGTACCCGCACCTATTAATCTGGCCTTTGTTCCCCTCTCTGTTACGGATATTGTTCAAGGGTATATTTCATGGCAGAACGTGGCATCGGATATTCGCTATAACACGGTTAATATTCTCCAAAACGACAAAGTCATTCAGTCTATTCAAGTTCCGGGGGAGCGTGTTGATATAAACGGTTTAACAAGAGGCACTTATCGTGTTGAGGTGAGAGCAATTAATGTGGCCGGCGCCATGTCTGCGCCCGCTATCAGTGATTTTGCTATTCAGGCACCGCCTGCACCGATTGGCGTTGAAATAACACCGGGTATGTTCAGTTTAACAGCATCACCAAGGCAGGGCGATAGTGCTGTATTTGGTTATACCTTTGAGTTTTGGTTTAGTGAAAAGAAACTCGCTAATCTTTCTGAAAATGAGGTGATCACCAAAACAAACAAAGTTGGTCAAGGGAATTTCTGGACGCAAGAGAATTTAAAAGCGGGACACACTTACTATTTTTATATCCGAACGATAAATAGTTATGGCAAATCTGTTTTCGTAGAAGCCTCTGGCGTTCCAGTTTCGCTACCCACAGATATTTTTGATGATTTAGATAACACGGTTAGAGAAACGGAGGCTTTCAAACAACTCAGCGAAGAACTGAAATGGAACACCGAGTCTATTGCAGTACTGACAAACGCCACTTACTCGCTCTCTACGGATGTATTGCAACGTTCTGCTAATGCGCAGGCCGGTATTACTCAACTACAACAACTCCGAGTTTCTGATAATGAAGCACGGGCGCAGGAAATCAAAGAAATTTATTCTGCTGTTGGTGAGAATAAATCGGCGATTAAGGAGACTCAAACCTCTATTACTAAACTTGATGAGGCTATCGGTCAGCGCTTTACTGAAAT